AAAAAGGATGATCTCGATGCATAATATATCTCCCAAACAACATAGAGGTAAATGTGGGTGCTTCATATCTCACGTTAATCTATTAAAACATATCATCAATAATAAGATCAATAATGTTCTCGTTGTAGAAGATGATGCTGAACAAGTTAATCCTTTACCTGATGATTTACCTAACGAATTTATATATCTCGGTGGGTTCTTCGCACCGAAGCGGTTTGATGATGACTTGGTTATACCTGATATACAACAAGGTCTATTAGAAGTGCCTGAAGATACTAAACTATTAATGACCTTATCATATTATATACCTAACTGGGAATTAGCATCACATATATATAATCATATTATGGATCAAAATAGATTTAGGGCAATTGATATTATGTTTAACAAACTACCCATTAAAAGATATCTTTTTTACCCTGCTTGTTATATAGAAAGACCATTAGTCAGTACCATTAGGGAGGATAAAAATAAACATAGCACTAAATATTATGGGTGGGGTAGAAAAAAAGATATCTTTAAAGTGGTGATCCCATCGTATCAACGCTACGATAAACTATCTAAATTTACATTAGCATATTTAGCACGGCACGGCATAAAAAAAGATATCATTTATATATTTGTTAGAAACGATGATGTAGACATAGAGAAATATAAATCGTTAGAAGATCAAGGATATCATGTAATAGCATCTGATGTTAAAGGTATTGGTGCTACACATAACTATATAACTGAATATTTTAGGAAGGGAGAATACATCATAGAAATAGATGATGACCTTAAAAAAATTATTGATAATGAACGCAAGGAGATATTATCTTTTACTGACACTTTTGATACTATTATTGATAAAATGAGTAGAGAAAATGCATCATATGGCGGATTATATTCTGTGGCGAATCCCATGTTTATGAGTTCGTGTGATCAATATACAACTGATCTTCGATATATGTTAGGCATACTACGTATTAGATGTATATGTAAAGATATCATTTTAGAGACTAACTACGCTGAAGATTTTGAGAATTGTATATTACATTATATACGTGATGGTAAAATCCTCAAGTGTAATCATTTAGCAGGGGTGACTAATAACTATTCTGATGGTGGGTGCGATGGTGATGGTAGAAATATTGATACAGAAAAAGCAGATAAAGAGCACCTTGCTAATAAATACCCTGATCATTGCAAATTATTTCAGCGGAAGAACGGACGATTTGATCTTCGTTTAAAGGATAGAAAATAATATATAGTATAGACTATGAAACCTACAAGACCTCCACCAAAGAAACCTATACAAGAAGGTATACCTCCTGTTAAAAGAACTAAACCTAAACGACCACCTCCCCCTAAACCCTTACAATTATAAATTTGAGTTTAAACTATTTAAAACTTAAACTAAATATCTATTCATAAGTATAATGACCGACCAAAACACACCCCAAGTATATATTGAGAAAGTAGCAGAAATGAGAGCAAATAAATCTACTCGCCAACTATCACCTAATACTACAAAGGACTATATATCAGCATATAAAAAACTTAAATCTATATTAGGCGATGACTTAATATCAGTTTGTGCTGATGAGGAAGGAAACAGGGCGAAAATCATAGCATTCGGAGAGAAGCAGAAAAATCCTTGGAAGATTAGCAGAGTCCGTAATCTATATAATGCTTACATTAATCTAATGTATGCCTATAATATTGATAGTGAAATTACTGATAAATATAAAGCATTTCTTAAAAGTCATCAAGTAGCATATCAAGAATCACAAAAATCTAATCAATTAACATCACCCAGTCAAATAGAAAATATGATTACTTATGCTGAATTACTTGATTATATTAATCAGTTAAATAAGATAGTACTGATGGATCAGGGTTATATTGGAGATATAAAACAAGTATTACTCATATTAGAGATCAGTAAATGGAGACCTTATAGAGTTAATGAGTTCGCTAAGATGTGGGTGGTTGATAGTAAGGATTTTGAGAAATATACTGATAATCATAAAAATAACTATAATTACTTGGTTAAATCAGGGTGGGATTACTTCTTTCACTTTAAACAATATGATACCACTAAACAAAGACCTCAGAAAATACAACATATCCCTAAACCATTAGCGAAGATTATCAGAAAATATCTCAAAAATGCTCCTACCCCATCTATTACATGTGATAATTCATATCCATTACTAACTTCGGCATGTGGTTCTCCTGAATACTTATCTCAAATCATGCTGAAAGTAAGTGAAGATGTCATAGGTAAACGTGTTGGATCTGCTATTCTACGGAAAGTAGTTGTATCACATAAATATCAATCAACTAAAAATCAAACACAAGAACAAGAAGCATTCGCAAAATCAATAGGTCATTCACTACAAGTAGAAAATCTAATCTATAATAAGGATATTGGTGAGTAATTACCTCTTGAGATGGACTTTATCTATTTTATATGCTTTTGATGAGGGATTTACTGCTGCATAAACTCTCGCATATGCCCACTGCTCGGGTGATTTTACATTAGGTCTTACTGATTGTGGATTACTCTTGTATGCTCCTTTACCTTTATTAAATATAGTTCTTATACCTGATAATTTATATCCAGTTAATTTAGAGATATCTTTTAATGAATTCGGTTGATTAAGAGGTTGCTTATATTTTTTATTAAATTTCTGCTTGTATGTCTGAACCATTTATACTATATAATGTTATTTTTAAAGATATCTTTTTTTGTGTTATAATACTATAAAATGGATATAGTAGAATACCACGGACGACCTATGAAGGCGTGGGAGATGGATTTAAACTTCCCTAAACCTGATGCGAAAGGTGGGCGATATTCCGCACAAGGGTTTGTGAAATTGGCGACTTATAAGGATAGGATCGAACGTGGTGAGATCAAACCTGATACACGACTACTTGATATTGTAAAGAAAAAGAAAGGACCAGCACCTCTTGTAAGACAAACGACAAAGGTAGGTAAATTAGGGTCAGCAACTAATCCGAGGGTTGTGACAGGTATATCATTCGTAAGAGGTAATATCCCACAAAGGGGACCTCATTATCATAGGTGGGTAGATGAAAATGTTCCTGATGATCACATGATTATAGTTAATGGAACATCACGTAATTATAAGATGATGAGTTATGCTGATTTTGATAAGAAAATATTACAAACAACAGGTAAAAAGATATTAAATAATCAACAGAAAAGCGATCTTATGCTCAAAGCACGTAAGGGTAAAAGCGGAGGCAAAGAATTAATGACACATAATAAAAAATTATTAGCATATTTAGATATTAAATAAATGGGTAAAATAGTATATATATACAACCTATATTTGAGATTGTAAAAAGTCCGAGGGGTTTATTATATTGCTATATAGGAATTATCTATTTGAGATTAGGGTGGTTATATATACCTACTTCACCCCCCCTCTAATGTTTCATAAGAAGTTTAATTTTATCATCTTTCTTTTTACTTTTAAATTTTTTCTCACCTAAAAATGTGAGTGTATCATTTAAGTTTGCTACATTCACTTCTTTAAAAATAAGTCCATCTATATCATATTGTTTCCAGTTCCCACGTGTTGCGTGAACGTAATAACGATGGGAAAAATGCTTATGTTGCCATAAAAATCCGTGAATATTAGCACACTCTGATTTTTTAAATACAGAATTATCATAATACATCGAGTCATATACTCTCTTACCACAATAGGGGAATAAACATTTGAGTAGAAGTCTCGGCATACCTATCTGTTTGTGCTCTTCTACCCACGTCCCCGTGAAGTTATTATAATTCTCTTCCTTATGTTTTTTCTTCAGGGATTTCTTATTTAATTCCATACGAAGTTTTAATTCCTTGGAACATCCCCTAATCGCAGTAAGAACCTCTACTTCTTTACCAATAATATCCATGATATCAGGGCATAAGTCAACAAGGTTCATTTTGCTGTAATCACGGAGAACAAGAGACATCTTTGTATATGAGTAGTTTTTTACTGGGGGGTAAGGTATATTTAAAATCAAGTTTTTACCGAAGGCGATTTATAAGAGTTGTGAGTTGTTTTTTAACTGCTCTTACTCTTATATAAATGTTTACTGGGGGTTAGGTTATAATTAAAATCGAATTTTCTACGAAGATTGGTCTTAGGACTTGTTTTTATACTATCTTTGTTCTTAAAATGTTATACCTACCCAAACCATATTCTAAAATCAAATTCTAATAAGTTTATTTTGGGGGAGAATATAATGATTTTTTATTTTTCTTTTGGGATTGCATAAATTGATCAAAGACCTCCCTTGCTACATCAGTATTTAATTTTCTAATTCTCTCTATTTTAAATATTACAGATGACCTCTCTGATATAGGTGCTGGTGTCCCATCAGGTTCTGTTATTTCTATGGATATATCTGATATCCTAGTCGGTTTCGTAATCGTGAAACTTATATCTGCTTCCGGAGTGATATAAAAATCTCCTGCTGGATTTTGCTTTGACATGACTGATACAATAGGCATCGCCGTATTCCCTGTCCCATCGACGAAACTACTATCACCTACTATATCTGATCTAATCGCATAATATCCATTAAACATAGATATAGGATAATTCTTTGCTTGGATTTTAATGGACTCCGTTGATTGATAGACAGGTGGGATATACTGAACTTGGAATATGACATCATCAGGCGGATTAGTCCCGTCATGTGCCGATTCACTTATATTAATAGTAGAAGCGATTAGTGGTGAACCATCATATTTCGGTACTCCGTATTGATTTTGAGACCATGACTTCGTATCTACACAATCTACAGATGCGTTCGTGGTGACTATATTTAAATCTGATACATTATTTAAATTGATACGCTCTGTGCGTGATAATGTATCTGAATGAAATTGATCGTATGAAAATCCTAATCTCCCCCATAAACCAGCAGTCCAACTATCTTCATTATATCCCCAATCTGCTATGAATATACCTGTAGTTGTATCATATATCGTTAATGCTTCTAAATTAAAATTCATTCTTATAAGTCTTCGTTTATCAGTTGTCCCTGCTAAATAATAATCTACTCCTAAATCATTACGATTATATGGAAACTGAACTGGTGAATACATCTCATATTCTTGTGATGGATTAATCTTATACACTACTCTACCTCCTTCTGCTGGATCGTATGAAGTATCAACCAAAGGATCAATCGGTACTAAATTACCCTTATTGAGAGCAGTATGTAAATCTTTAAAATTAAAATATTTACCATCAAACTCTAATTTAGGTGAGTCAGCACCTATATACATCTTATTATTGTAATATGCTGTATTTAATGCTGGGGTTGTAATAAGTTCAGAAGTGGTAGTAGGGACAGGTAAAGCAGTCTGATAATTAATAGGTCTAATAACATTAGGAGGTGCTAATCCGTCCACAGCAATACAAGGGTTCATTTGGGGGATAGGTTCTAAATTAGGATTACGTAAGATTTCAGTATTCGCATATCCATACTCACCTTTACCTGAATTAAGACAAATCATAGCATTCGACCATGCGTTCCAATGTCGGTCAAATCCCATCTTACTTCCGCTCATAATAGAGGTAGTTATGAAATGTGTCAGGTGAAAATAACAAGGAGGTAATCCTACATTACGATCGAGTTGTTTAGTAATCTTATTATAAGTCAAGGCAGAAGGATAAATGACAACACAATTATCCATAGGTGGTTCTCCACCTCCCATTACTACTCCATCTTGGAGACCAAAAGCACCATAAGACCATTTTTCAGATGAAATATCTGTTTGTGAGACAGGGACCTCATAAAATTCGTCCTTTTGGTCAGGATCATAATGATAGAAGAATGGTCTTGATTGTGTTTTATCTGTGAGTTGTCTATTAAAGGATTCAGTTGCTTCTCCTGGTTTTACAGATGTCCCTCTATAATCGTAATAACTGCAACCGAGTTGAGTGAATTCATTTTTAGGTAGTGAATTTATATCTGTTGGATCGACGAACCTATGTCTATCAGCATATATAATATTATTATTAACCTCTTTAAAATCTCCCGCTGCGTTTTGACTAACATATGTATTCAGGTGAGAATATCGTGAATTATTAATATTAACGTGTTGGATTACTCCTTGACCTCCCATAGTATAATAAGGATTATCTGCTGGTTTCAGCATCACAGTTATAGATAATTCATCCCATAATTCAGGATATAATGCTTGACTTTCGTTAAATGCTTTATATTTTAATAGTCTTGCTGATGGTCTTTTAGGTTCTAATATAGTTCCACGAAGTTCTCCTGTATCTGTCTCAAAATAAGGTATACCTATTACCAGTCCATGAGTATAATTCTCACCTATATCCAACTGATCAATAGTTTCTATTCCAAAGATATCATTTAATTCCTGTCCTGCTTCATATATTTCAGGTCTTTTACATGCGATATATCTAAATCCATTATAATAAAATGCCGCAGAAGCGTCGCTTTGATTTGTGACCCTGTATGCTCTCTCACCTAAATTAGGGTCGTCATATTGCTCTAAATGAACTCCAGCAGGAGGAGTAGTTGTATCTGCTAAATTAGCATTAGGACCATTAAATAATGCCCTCTTATAGAATACTTGATTTTGTAATCCTTCATTACCTACGTCTATCTGCTGATATGTTTTACTATTAAGAGTTCTATTTAATACTACTTTTAAAGCAGGTTCAGTAGCAGTCCCACTCACCCTTTTAGAATTAAAATCTTCTCTTGGATTTTCTTTAGTTGCCTGTAAATCTTGTGATAATGTATCTGCTACTGATGATGCAGCATTAAATCCTACATCTGCTTTTAAAACGATATGTTCTCGAAGCATCTTATAATCAAAATATTCAGGATCTCTCGCCCAATATGGAGGGAAATGTGTATACGTAGGATCTGCTTTTACTGAAGCGGGGATATCGTGCTCCGAGAAGTTTAGGTTGGGTTGGTTAGGATTCACATTATTAAGTTTTTTCATGATAGTGTATCTTGTATTATCATTTTTTAATATAAAGTGAACAGGTTCTCCATAACGAGGTGGGGTGGCATCTGGTGGAGGAGCATGTTCTTCATAAGATAAAAATCCCCTCATATCGTGAGGTTGATATCCGTAATAGTTAGACTCCCCAGGACGTCCAACAGGAGGAACTGCTACTCTTGGTTGTTCTACATGAGTTCTACCCAAGTTGATACTATCAGTAATCGCCCAAAATACCTCAGCGACATTCCCTGTAAAGTTCGCAGCGAGTAGTTCTGAAGTTTCAGGGATATATCTTCGAGGACATTGGATATAGTTATTAGCGTCCATAGTTTTATAAAAATTAATCACTAAATTCGCCTCATTATCTTTTACATCTACGTCTAATGTTTGTAATTCATCAGTCGTATATAAAACGTGTGTTTCCTGTTGAGCAGTTAGTCTTGTTTGTGTTATTTGAGAGACCTGATTTATCACTTGTATTTGCTTTGTTTTCCCTAATCGTTTTCCCCTGAATTCTATGGGTGCTTCTTGCCCTGAACCTACATCATTAATATATGAACTATATACTGATACTTTATCATTAGGTAATAGTTGTAATGTATTATTCTGTTGATTAGTCCACGAAGCAGGATTATCATCGTGCTTTATAGTTGCTGATGATCTATCACATTCGACGAGTATTGTATCTATATATTCTGATGACATCTATATATATACTGATATATTTTATTTTAAATTAAATCTTTTTTTATATGATGAGATATTATCTCTACGTGATGTAGAATTTCCCCATAGAATATACCAACTTAAATATCCTGCTCTTGTATAATCCCCTGTTTGTAAGTCCTTTTTATGACGACTTCTGTACCTTGCTCTCTGTTCTTTATCTTTAGTCTTCGTATAGTCATCCATGCCTGACGCACCAAAATAAGTTGTCTTTTTTCTACCATTATCGCGTGTAAATACCGCCATCAACTTTTTACCTGCCCTATCACTTTTCTTAATAACAACAGAAACCATTATATTAAGAGAATATAAAAAAGAAATTTATGCATTAAAGACGCTGAAAAGTCCTCCTTCTAATACCGCCAAACGAGCATATTCCATAAAATTACGGATAGTATACCCACCAGCAAGATTAGTCATATTTTGAGCAGAGTAATGTAATTCTATACCTCGGACACCTACACGACCCGATGTGAGGCGAGTAGCAAGGTAGAATAGATTACCATGAAGATTATCATTCTGTCCTTTAATATTCATATAATCAAATGGGGTAAGACCACCATTACCATCATTACTATACATCTTACGAGTGACGAACGGAAGACCTTCAGATTGAGTAAATAGAGTGAATAACCTTGCTTTATTAACAAGAGATACAGGGAACTCAAATCGATCATTATAACGAATATTATAAGATATAGCACCTGTGACCCCAGCAGCGTTCATATTAGGAGCAATCCCCGAATAGGGACCCAGTAAGGTTTGATCTGTAGCAACATCATTACATACGATAGTCAGAACACGAGAACATAGACGATTCGCCATACCTAAATTAGAGACAATACCATTCCCTAATGCCGTGTGAGTTGCCGTAGATTTAGATAGGCGATAATCAGGGAAACTAAACTCAATACGAGGGTTCGCCTCCTGATATCTTAACATAAGATCACTATCCGTATAGAATACATAATCGGCACAGAATTTAAGTTCATTTCTATCAATAATATAATCTGCTACTCCTGCTTTCGTTCCAGCAAGGATCACACGCTTATTCACAGTCGGGGACCAGTGAAGTTCTATGGACATCTGCTGATCAATCATGTAAAGCGGAAGAGCGTGTGTCTTCAGGAAGGGGAAGAGATCACTTAAATCAATAGAATATGTTGGTGACTGAGAAACTGCAGCAGGATTTAGGGTGCATTCCTCTAAAGGGAGTAGATTACCACCCTCAAAATTAGCACCGATTCCCCCACCTGTTCCCAAGTTATAATCCCTACCAATATCCATACCATAGGTGACAGCAGATACATCGCTCTGTATCGTATTAGTCCCACCACCATTCACTTTACGATACATCATCTGCGTCGCCATACAACGACCAGTCGTATATTGCTCCCTTGCGATTTGGGTTTCATTATTAATCTGACATGATTTAATCACCTGAAGGTAATTCCAGTCATCAATTTCATTAAGAGTTTGATTACCTATTTTTAAAACTGCTCTCTGAATGACTGAATTTACCCCTATATGAGGTGGAAATGCGGCGATTGGTTCACCTGCTTTTGGAATTAGAGATAAAAATAATTTACTATGAGAATGCAACCATCCCTTCTTTTGGAGATCAAATCTTGCGAATCCACCTGTCGTAGTAGTCGCCTCTTGGAAAGTAGATGTCTCTAAAAGATCAGTTTCGACATTCTGCTGAAGATTTACAGGGATATTTTTAAGACGAAGTAAATCAGGAACAACACTCATTTTATACTATAACTTACATATATATTACATTATTGTTTTCGTAAAATAAAAGTGTATAGAAAACTATTAACCTATTATCTTATAAAATCCATCAGCAGTTCTACCTATGGTGATTGTTTCACCAATACATTCATCAGATCCACTATCACTATCTGTATGATCACTTTCGGTACTATATTCATCATCATCATCGCTTCCTGAGGAACCGCTGTCATCTTCTTTATGCTTGATTTCTAATGCTTCTAATTCATCATTAGATATAGGTATATTTCTCTCTTTACAGAATTTCTTAATTAAATTCACAATATTCATAGGATCACTCATTATACTATATAATAGAGATATTTTATTATCACTTTTATTTTTAAAATATTCTTGGCATCGTCTACTTTTAAGATGTCTTGCTCTATGACTCATACAATAACCACCTCCACATTCACACTTAATATAATTCTTATCATACTCACGCTTCTTTATCAGTATTTTCTCTCTGTTTAAAAGATATCTTTTTTTAGGGTCAGCGTGTGAATTTACCTTATTAATACAATCATATTTATCTATGTATTCTTGTTCTTTGATTAATAGTTCTCTTTTATTTTCACATGAGAATTCTTCTAATAATTCGATCTTATAATCACCATTATCAATAATAGATTTAGAAGCACAACCACATCCTTCTTTCGATGTTTTAGCACCTGATTTATGACCTTGTAATCGTTGCTGTAAGGTTTGGATAGTTGATCCTATGTATACTTGATTGTTTGTATTGTCAGTTAATTTATATATTTTAGAATTGTGAAACTTATTCATATATATAATGAATGAGATAAAAAAAAGATATCATTTAAACGCTACGAAAGAACCTGAACCCCAGCAGGGGAGAAGACAAGTGTGGTTTTTGCTTTAAAGAACATGAATACAGAGATAGGGTGATCGGTGACAAGAGTATTATTAAATGATACTCCCCACTGCTCACTTGAGAAATCTTGACCAGAGTTAAATTGAGAATACCTCATACCTAAACCGAATAGAGGACCTCCATTAATCTGCGATTTATAACTTGCTTCAGCGACCCCATTTTGCATATCATAATTACGATTGAGATTTAGAGGACCAAGGGAAGAACGACTAGTCATATATTCAGGGATTACTGCTTCGGCAAATTGTAGTGCTAATTGCGAGTCAGCAACCGAGAATGTGCCTCCATTCGCCCCTGCGATATCAGTATTAAGTGGGGTCGTTTTATTAGTAGTGATGTCATAATCTAATGGGTATTTACTACCTCCCTTGAGGAACTGAACACGAGACATATTTACAAGTGTCCCATCTGCTCCTAACTGACTTGGATAAGTAGTCGCAAGACCATTCGCCTGTAATGTATTAATATTTTCTGATGGGGTGAAAGTCAAAAATGCCGATTGTAGTGCTTTGAGACCAATATCATACTGGATCTGAGCGTTAGATGTGTTAAAGGTCGTGTAGAGAGATGAAATAGTATTAAATTCTAATGCTCCAGAGGTCTGCGATGCCATTTCACTCATGCGTTCTTCCGGAATATCCATAACTTCACAAGATAGAGATAAGTTAGAGAGAACATAATGTGCTTCAGCATTACCAGCATCTACTACTCCGTTGCTACTGAATAAGCAATTACTATCAGGGGATAGGTGAATTTCTATACGAAGACCCCCAAAAGATGTCTCCATTAGATTAATACTTTGACCTGAGGCAAGGACGCCTGATGGTAGATGACATGAGAAATTATTGAGACGTGCCGCACCTGCTCCCGAACCTGCTTGAGAAGCAACTACATTCTGAAACATAGATGCCTCGTTAGGCATAATTAAGCAACTTTGATTTAGATGACCAGTCTTATCTTGCATTGACGAGGAGAGACCTAAATATGTGCTCATATATTTATTATAGTGACGTATATGCTCTACTATCTGCTGGGACTTTTGATGGCGAACTACTAACTGATCCCATAGGGCAAATACCCCTAAACGATTATCCATAGTAATCGCTGTAGCACCATCAGCAACAAGAACTGGGAGTGCTACTCCTGCTCCATTAAAACCTTTATTAACCTGAAGATCACCATTTATACGGATCGATCGTGGATCAAGAATAGCGTTCTGTGCTTGGATTGTGAAGGATAATACAGGAAAACCTGCTTTAAAGGATATGGTTGCGTCAGAATTTACATTATCAGGGCGAAGATCTAAATACCTACTCATTTTATATTATGAGAAGTATAAAAATATTATCTTAAAAATAATAATAGTTTCTTATAATTACTGAACAACACTTACGTATCCCTGTTTAATGACAATTCTTCGAATATGACATACAAACGATGAGAATAATTTATTTTTATCTGGATCATCTGCTGGGGACTGATAATTTACATTAACAATTAGATCTTTATTACGGAGATCCATTACGCCTTGATTTGTAGCAAATCCACGTGAGATTACATAGTTCTCAAGATATTTAGAGAAGTTGCGAGGCATGATTCCCGCATTATCTAATCCTTTTTCTAACTCGAACAAGTGAAACGCTGATATACTTGCTCGTGTAGCATCTTTGAGAGTATCAACAGGGCGACTTGGAACCATCTTGCCGTCTATCTGAAATTGTACTGACGAAAGACCATCACAGCATCCTGAAATACCTGATCTCGCAGAATTTAGGCGAACATCTTGCGATGAGGTCTGTGTGACCAAGTATGTCCCATTACTGGATACGAGATCCATATTACTATATACAGAAGCATCAGTAGGTAGGATAATTAAAGATTTAGCACGAGAATTCACAGTGTGAATTTGGAATGATGCTTGACGTTCACTTGCTAATAGAGCATTCTTATAATTAGTTGCTGAATATATATCAAACTCAATAGAAGAACCATCACGTGCTTTCGAGAGCATCTGTTGTTTGTATCGTTGGTCAAGTTTTACCTCAGCAACTACAAGATTGAGATTATCAATAGTATAACTTAATCCTAATGATGCTGCCGACCGAAAACCGATAGAAATAACAGCGGACTCTTGTGCTACACGTCCATCAAGGTTCGCTGCTGCGGTTAAATGAAGAGTTGCAGTAGTGGGGGTCAGGCGAATATATGTGACTCCCCCTACTACGACTGTGTCGATCTCTGAAATTACGAAATTAGCAGCAGCACCACCGAAACCATTAGTAAATCCTACTTCAGGTGCTCCTGCGGTATTATGAGATACGAAGGATATTTTTTCACCTACAACGAAGGGACAATTCTGTAGTTTATGTTGAGAGTTTGCCTCAGGTTTCAGTAAGATAGTATTAATTTGAGTATTTGCCCCTGCTGCTACATTATTTACATTCGCCGCTGGATTACCATTAGGAGTAGCATTAATTAAAGCAACAACAGGATTTAGAGATCTACGGCGATCTTTTACAACACTATCTAACTGACGAATGACTTGCTGTGCTGGGGTCAGGTCAATCTCAATATAAAGACCAGTCATCATATTAGGGAAGATAGAACCAGAGAAAATACCTGTAAAATCAAGGGGAACACACGCTTTCACAGAGTTCGCTTGTGTAGCATGGTCATAATTAGTATCCTTACCAAGATTACTTTGAGTTTTAAACCAAGGATTAGTAATTAAATCCGCCATATCAGATTTCGTTGCTCCACGAGTAGAAGACATACGAGGATTGTATACACTACCACCCTCTTTAATTGCCTTCATATCTTTAATACTATTATCAGTATCATAATCAGATTTTAATGCGATTAACTGGTTGCAGTCCACGATCTCCTCTAATAGTGTTCTATCATCAAGAGAATATATGCGAATCGTCTGCACCAACATACCGCATCCCGCAGGATCCATCATAAGACGAGTTCTACCATCATCACCAAGATTTCCTGGGACAGGAGTATCAATCTTTACATCAAATTCTAAATAACATGATTTACCATCAATAAATTCACTACTTTTAGGGACAACAAACGATACTTTACGTGAAGTTGCTCCAACTTGATGTGAAAGTCCCTGATCTGCTGGGATCGATATCTGTTCTTCGCCAATCTTAACAAGGTTAGTATCTGCTGTCCAATAACTCATTTTATATAATGAATTATATAATTAAATAAAAGATAAAATAAAAAAAAAAGTTATAGTAAATATGACTATATTAGGGGCAAATGTTCAGGATATGAGCGTAGACCAACTCGCAGGAGCAATTGTACTCGTTTTAGGAGCAGTTGGATCCTTATTATTAGTAATATGGCAATCGCGATGTGCTTGTAAATGCCGTATAGGTATATCTGATAAATGTTATATATTTGATTGTAGTAGAGAACCTCCCCCACCTGAAAGTGAAGGGGCATCTCAAAAAAAAGATGATGAAAATAATGATATAGAAGAGGGAGAAGCAGAGAATGATGATAATGCTGAAGTTATTGTTCCTTCACCTGAACCTGAACCTGAACCTATTCTTGCTCCTTAACGATTGACTTGATTTGATCTTCATAATATAATCGCAGTCCTTCTCTCTGCTTTTCTGCTATTTCCATTTTCTCACGAGCATATGCTTCTGATT